GAAGAAAGCGACATCAACATGGAAGCCGACGACGACGAAGAATTAGATGTTGAGATGGACGCTGACAGCAGCAATGATGCTCCTGCCACCAAAGACGACATCATGAATCTAGAAGACAAGCTTGACGAGCTCATGGCCGAGTTTGAACAACTCATGGGTGATGACATGGGCAACGACGATGACATGGGTGACGGCGACGACATGGCAGATGATGAAGGCGGTGATGCCATTGAAATGGATGACACCGACGAAATGATGCCCATGGCAGAAGCAGTGAGCCTCAAAGCCGCTCCCAAGCCCGTGACCAGCGAAGAAGGTTCAGTCAACAAAAAGAGCCCCACCACTTTCAACAGTGGCAAAACTGGCATGGCCGGTGATGTGGTCAAGACTGATTCCGCAGAGGAAACCGGTCGTAAAGCACCAGATGCCAAGGACATGATCTCTGACTTCCAGAACAAGGCTGGTGCAGAAATGAAAGCACAGAAGGCTGCTCCCAGGCCCGTGACTGCGCAAGCCTCGGGCGTGAATGCCAAGAGCCCCTTGCCCAGCGGACGCAAAGGTTAATTGATCAGCATGGCGTCGCGCTATCTCAGAGAAAATCTTACTTTTACCCAGGCCCGCATTGAAGTCATAACCGAGGACGATGTGGGCGGCAAGGGCAAGAACCTCTATCTCAAGGGCATCTGCATTGAAGGTGACAAGAAAAATGCCAACGAGCGAGTTTATCCGCGTCATGAGATAATGAAAGCAGTGGAAACCATTAACGAGCAAATTCGCGATGGTAACTCCGTGCTAGGCGAAGTAGATCATCCTGACGATCTCAAGATCAATCTAGATCGAGTGTGTCATTCAGTAGAAGGCATGTGGATGGATGGGCATGCTGGCTGCGGCAAACTCAAGATCTTGCCCACTCCCATGGGCGAACTAGTCAAAACTCTGTTGACTTCAGGCGTTAAACTGGGGGTCAGCAGCCGCGGTAGTGGCAATGTTGATGATCGCACAGGACATGTCAGTGACTTTGAGATTGTGACCATAGATGTTGTTGCACAACCGTCAGCACCCAACGCATATCCAACTGCCATCTACGAAGGACTACTGAACATGCGTAACGGGCACCGGATTCTTGAAATGGCCCGTGAAGCAGGTGACGATGCCAAGGTGCAACAATATCTTGCTCACGAAGTAAAACGGTTGATACAGGACCTGCGCATAAAATGACATCAGCGGGTTTGCTCAAGAAACACAAACTCTGGCCAGACACAGTAGCTGGAATCAAAGCTATCAAATTGGCCAACAAATTCAATGCAAAACACCAATCATTTTGCATGGAAGCTAGAGATTTCAAATTGAAATCTCAAAATCTAAGGAGAACCAAGCATGTTTGATGCAATCAAGCCGCTCCTAGATAGCAATCTGATCACTGAGGAAACTCGACAAGAGATCTCTGAAGCCTGGGAAGCCCGGCTAAACGAGGCTCGTGAGCAGATGCGTGCAGAACTCCGTGAGGAATTTGCACAACGCTATGAGCACGACAAAACTGTGATGGTTGAAGCCCTAGATCGCATGGTAACAGAAGGTCTCACTGCAGAAGTCCAAGCTGTGGCTGCTGAAAAGCAGGCACTGTCCGAAGACCGCGTCCGATTCCAACGCAAGATGAAAGAATCGGCCACCAAGTTCAATTCGTTCCTGGTGACCAAACTTGCCGAAGAGATTGGCGAGCTGCGCAAGGATCGCAAGATGCACAGCGAAGGTATGGCCAAGCTAGAAAACTTCGTGGTGCAGGCTCTTGCTCGTGAGATCACCGAGTTTGCCCAGGACAAGCGTGAAGTGGTAGAAACCAAAGTGCGCCTGGTCCGTGAAGCACGTGGCAAGCTGGAAGCCCTCAAGGCTCGCTTTGTAAAAGAAAGCGCCGCCAAAATGAGCAGTGCTGTTAGCAAGCATCTCAAGGCCGAACTCAACCAACTGCAAGAAGATATCCAGGTTGCTCGAGAGAACAATTTTGGACGTCGTATTTTTGAAGCATACGCTGCGGAATTTGGTGCCACTCATCTCAATGAGAAAGCCGAAGTACGCCGTCTGCTGCAACTGGTGACCGACAAAGACGCACGTCTGGCCGAGGCAATTGAACTCAGCGAACGTGCACGAGTCATCGTTGAGAGCAAGAACCGTGAACTGCGCATGATCCGGGAAAATAACGAACGCGCCCAGATCATGACTGAGCTGTTGAATCCCCTAAACCAGGAAAAGGCCGAAGTCATGCGCGGTTTGCTCGAGAGCGTGCAAACCACTCGTCTCAAGAGCGCGTTCGAGAAGTACCTACCAGCAGTGTTGGAAGATCGTAGCGCACGCGCCCGTCGGGTCGTGAGCGAATCGGTCACAGCAGTTACTGGTGACAAGCAAACTGTGCCGGCTCGGCCTGAGCAAGATCAAGAACGCAACAACGTGATCGAACTCAAGCGTCTGGCAGGGCTATAACACCAAAAGGAGAGACAGAAATGTCAGAGCAACTACTTGAAAGCCGTTGGGAAGAAACCAAAGAGGCCCTGCTCGAGGGACTACAAGGCACCCGACGCAATAGCATGAAGGTGATTCTTGAAAATACCCGACGCTATTTGAAAGAAAACGCCAGTGGTGGTTCAACCACTGCGGGCAACATCGCCACGCTGAACCGTGTGATTCTGCCGGTGATTCGACGTGTGATGCCCACGGTTATCGCTAATGAGCTGGTTGGTGTACAGCCCATGACCGGTCCCGTGGGTCAGATCCACACTCTGCGTGTGCGTTACGCACAGAGCTTGACTGACACTTCGGCCGCTGCTACGTCAGTGACCGCGGGTCAGGAAGCCTTGAGCCCGTTCACTATCGCAACTGCCTACTCAACTGTGCCTCAAAACACCAGCAGCACTAGCAACTACACTGGTGGTAACACAGCAACTCTAGAAGGCACTGGCGGCAAGCAGATCAGCGTGCAGATCCTGAAGCAGGCAGTGGAAGCCAAGACTCGCAAGCTCCAGGCACGTTGGACGTTTGAATCAGCCCAGGATGCACAGGCCATGCACGGCATTGATGTTGAAGCTGAAATCATGGCAGCACTGGCTCAGGAAATCACGGCTGAAATTGACCAAGAGATCCTGTTGAGCCTGCGCAGTCTGGCTTCAACTGAGTTCACTTACAACCAAGCTACCGTTAGCGGTACTGCAACGTTCGTGGGTGATGAGCACGCTGCCCTGGCAGTGCTGATCAATCGTGTGGCAAACCTGATTGCTCAGCGTACTCGTCGCGGTGCAGGTAACTATGCGGTTGTTAGCTCGGCTGCACTCACAGTGCTGCAAAGTGCAACCACTTCGGCATTTGCACGTACCACCGAAGGTACCTTTGAAGCTCCCACCAACACCAAGTTTGTGGGCACTCTGAATGGTGCCATGCGTGTGTTCGTGGACAGCTATGCCAGCGACACCACACCGGTTCTGGTGGGCTACAAGGGTTCAAGTGAGGCAGACGCTCCTGCGTTCTACTGTCCCTATATCCCTCTGATGAGCTCAGGTGTTGTGCTGGATCCCACCACGTTTGAACCTGTGGTGAGCTTTATGACGAGGTACGGTTACATCGAGCTGACCAACACCGCGAGTTCGTTCGGGAACGCGGGCGACTACGTGGGCGAAATATCAGTGGCCAATTTGTCTTTCTCCTAATCAGAGGAAGCTGGTTTACACCACTCAAAAAAGCATCTTCGGGTGCTTTTTTGTTGACTTTTATTACTAGAAATGCTATGTTATATAGGTGAAATTAGCGTAACTAACTAAATAATAGTATGAAACCATACACCTATCTAATCAAATTTAAGCCGACCGGCCAATTCTATTATGGATCGCGATTCAAGAATGTCCGTTTAGGAATAATGCCTAACGATGACTTAATGTTAAAGTACACGACAAGCAGCAAGTATATTAAACAGCTCATTGACAAATATGGGTTAGATTCATTTGAGTGGGAAGTACGGAAAACGTTTGATACACCAGAACAAGCAATCGCATGGGAAAAGAAAGTGCTTAAACGTTGTAAAGTACTCGAAAGCAATAAATGGCTTAACCATAATGTGGCAGGTTATATTGTAACGACCGAAGAAGGGCGCAAGAAAATTAGTGAGACCCATAAAGGTAAACCAAAAACAGAAGAACATAGAAAAAATTTAAGTAAAGCCCAAACAGGAAAAAAACGACCATGGGCGGCTAAAAATTTGCCTAAAGATGTTAGCGGTGAGAACAACGGTATGTTTGGTAAGAAACAATCAGACACAACGAAACAGCTAATAGGAGAAAAAAATCGATCTGCTCAATTGGCGTTAGGTGATAACCATCCAATGCGTAAAGTGGAGTGGACCCCAGAACGCCGAAAAGCAATGGGAAATAAATCAAGAGGTAAGAAGCGCCCACAATATGCAATAGATGCAGCAGCCGCAAAATTACGTGGTCAGAAGAGAGTCAAGATCCACTGTGTCCACTGCGATCGAGACATAGCGCAAGGTTGGTATCACAGGCACGGTGATCACTGCGCCCAACGACCCTGACGGCAGCAGCCCAGGGGTAACGCTAAATACCCTATTATGAGCTCGACCCCCCAGCAGACAATCAATCTAGGCGAAGCACCCAACGACGGTACCGGTGAACCACTGCGAAGTGCATTTGCCGAAGTCAACAACAACTTTGCCAACGTGTGGGCAGCCGGTCCGGTCAATACCAATGTGGTGATTGCCAACAGCAGAATTTCAACTGACGTCACAGATCAAGATCTTGAGCTGGCTGGAAACGGCACAGCCAATGTGGTAGTGTATAGTTCTCTGCAGACACTGTCAATAGAACCGCAAGCTGATAGTGCCTACGATCTTGGTGCACCTGGTGCATATTACGATTCCAGTTATGCTAGGTATTATCAAGGAAGTTCAGCCACGATCACGGGCACAATTGCCGGCAGCACAATCACAGCATCAAACAATTTCAAATTACCAGTTTATGCTAATACTGCGGTCAGGAACTCTGCAATCACCAATCCTCTTCCGGGCATGATGATCTATGTCACTGGTACGGGCCTGCAGGTATATGGTGCCACTCAGTGGAACACTGTAGACGGCACTGTTACCTAACACTAAAATTTATATTTGAGCAACAGCAGACTGAGTCTGCTATCCGACTGATCAATGTCCATGGTGATCCGGTAGCAATTCTCTAGCCGGCAAAACGGCCAGTGCTTGATTTGCCACAACTTAAGATCATGTCGTACATCTCGTATTTGATCACGGGGTATCGTCAAGGTCATCATGATCCATGTCCGCATCGATATCTCCGGCCTGGTCGTAGGCTCGGTAGTAGCCTTCATTGGGCTGTAGCACTCGGAACTGGTATTTGAGCGCAGCAAACGTGGCTTCAGATCGGTCCAGCAAGTCACACACTGCCCAACTGGTTCTACATCCGCCTGTGACATTCTTGAACGGGCTATGACGAAACTCGTTGGCCTTGAGTGCCTGATGCATGTTGCCGCCGTGCTCAAAAATGATTCGAGTAATGCCCAGTCTCTGATTGCGTAGACGTACCTGATCATGCGCAGTAAGAGTGGTAAGTTGAGCTTCGTTCAGGTCATTGATGCATAACAGTGCGTTCTTGACCTTGATACTGCCCTTGGTACTTGGGTTGTCAGGAGTTTCTTTGGTACTCCAGGGCAATTCACATGTGACATGATTCACATAGAACGTTTCGCCCCGTGTCTTGATCACCCACATGGGTATGGTGGGATCTTCCAGGTGCTTCTTGTTGAAGTGAAAAACCGCATCTTTGCAAGCGTATTCGACGATCTAGGACATTTTAGTCTCCGGTTGAGTGGTGCGCCAGGCGGGAGTCGAACCCGCTACCAGAAGTTTTAGAGGCTTCGGCTATCCGATCAGCTTCAGGCGCATGCAGTAATTATACACACAAATTTTCAGTCTACAAGCTGTTCTGGTGATTCTTGCACCAAATCAGGCAACAAAAACTGTTGCACATGCGGCAGTTCAAACAGCAGCCTGGGCAGGCGATCATGCGGAAATCTTTCTAGGATAGAATTCTCCTCCCAGGCCAGACTCTCGCCCTCCCGGAACTGTAATCCTTGCTCGGCGTGCGCTCGGTGTCCTTGATTGTGGGCATGTGCATAGCTTTGACTCTTGATGGCTATGCGTTTGGCACCGCCCATCCAGCTGAAATGCCACCCAAACTCGTCAAATATCTCACCGTCGATGGTGGGATTCACACAGATCATATCTAGCCCAAATTCACAGCGCACACGATGTGGTGTGAACCGGGCCAGCACGGACTTACAGCACAGGCTCATGGCCGAGCGCCACACAAAGGGAGAACCGTCTCGGAAGCGGGGTCGTAGATCAGCCTGCCCGTAGAGATTGATCAAGGGCAGCTTCATGATGTTATGGGGACAACTCTTGGCCATGTGCAGAGCAAACGACAGGTGTTCGGGATTCAAGATCTCATCGCAATCACTCATGATGATCCAGTCGTCGTCGTCAAACTGGTCCAAGATGCGCATGATACCGTTGCGTTGGATGCGATCCCGGGCATTGTCCATGACACACACGATGTTGCCTTGGTCTTCGGGCTGGAGCGACACAATGTCATGTTTTTCCAAGGGCAGATCCAGCTCAGACGGCATCTCTAATTCAATCACGGTGATGCGATCAGCGAGCAAATGCGCTTCACGCAGATCATGGGTTACCAAAATAATTGGAATGTGCAAACGCTTACGTAACTCAGCGAGGGTTTGGTACAGAGTTTGCCGAGTTGGAATATCAATGGCAGAGAAGGGTTCGTC